AGTTTTCGATCGTTTTGTATCATCCCCATCACTTGGTTTGCGTGGTCTTGCCATTGCACCAATGCTAGTTTTGAGTATTGTTCAATGAGTTGAGAATACCCCGGATTATCAGGACTCAATATGAAATCCGCACTGTATTTTGGAATTGCACCCGGCATTTTGTTGGGTGTGTGGGGTGCGGTTAAGTGTGGAAAACTCAATCTTGCACCTGTGATATATAACATTTCATTCATTTTACTTCCTCCTTTTTTAACTTAAATAAGACGGTAAATCGCTCTGTGCTTCTTTTACCTCACCGAACATACCCGAGGCGTCTGTTATCACTGACGGGCGTTTATCGGACTCGGGTACAATTGTTAACTTTCCATCTTTTTTAGTGATGTAGTTTGCCTCCATCGTTTCAAGCTGGCGTTTTGACAAACTTTTAGAGTCGCCGTTTTTCTTTAACCATTTTAATTTTTTCGCTTGCGCTGGACTAATCAACTTGCTTGAGTAAACGCACGCCTTAGGGATACCCATGGCTCTTAATCTGCCCTCCACGTCCTCATCACTTAGCGACCAACTCCTAGAACCATTACCCTTAACCATTTTTAAGCCCGGTATATATTGCCCGGCTTTAAATCGTCTTAATGCTTCTTTGTTTACTGCTTCAATCATCTGCCTAAGCAGCGGTGAGGCTTCAACTATTCCAGCAATTTGCTCATCGCTTAATTCAGCAGGGTTTTTTTGCGCCGCTTGGCGTGCTACATCCGTATCACCGAACTTAATACCGTTGGTTGCAAGACTAAATGATATTAGTTCTGAGCAAGCACCTTTGTGTCTGCACCACATACACTGGCTTTCCCCTGCTATCAGTGGAGCGTCTGGCACACTGGCTACCAACGCTGCTTGATTAAACACATTCGTTTTCTCGTACAGTTCGTCAATCGTTATGGTTTGCGAACTAATCACGTTTTGATTTTTAACTGCCAACTTAGGTTGAATAATAGTCATTGTTACGGTTTTGATTACACCGCCGAACTCAACTTCAACAGAGTTCATAGCACCAAGGGCATATAGTTCAAGTTGCGGATTATCTACGGCGCTAACGTGCATCATTCCATCTTTATAATCAATGATTTCAATGTTGCCGTTTTGCCCGTCCGCAATGATTACATCGACTGTGCCGTTCATTTCCGAACTTGCTACGGCTCCCTTAGGGTTAACTTGTATTTCACTGTAAATCGCATTATGAGTCCTTGAGCGTATGTACCTAAGTGCGGTTTGCACGCGTTCTGTCCTATCTAACTTGACTTGAAAAATCCCGTCTTGATCCGCTAAGCCTTGTCCAAGGTACTCATTGGCGTCTTTACCATGCATCAGGCAAGCACTCAAAAGAGTGTGCGAGTGTGTGCCGTCAATTGCAACATCAGACGAAGTCCGTGGATATTTAGATTCTTCTCTCACAGACCCCGGACACTTGAGCCAGCGGTGTGCACCCGATGGTGATAACTTTGCGTGTTTTTCTGTTTTTTTCTCTGGCGCACCCGGTGGTGATAAGCCTATATTCATTTCTGCCATGATAGTCTCCTATTTTATTAACTCAATCGCTGCTACAAACTCGGCAAACCTTTCAGCTGGAATTGCCCCGATGTTGTCATAACCCATGACTCTCAACTGCTCACCGATACCGGGTGCTTTATCAGGGCCCAACTCTTTGTGCTTTCTGACTGCGTATGCTATTAAATCAGCAGATGTCTTAATCGCTGGAGTAACTGTTAATATTGCAGGGTCGTCCGATTTTTTCTTGGGTGCGCCTGGAATAACCTTTAGTGTTTCTTTACCATCTGGCGGCGTTAGCTGCGTGATTTCAACAACATCCATCTTCTCATTAAGAATAACCAATTGCTCTGTTAATTTTTTAATTTCTGTTTCTAATGACATTTAATAACCTCCTTGTTATTTTTTATACAACTTCTCTTTTTTGTCAACAGGTCGCTCAATAGTTATTCTATCTTGAACAAACGCTGTTAACAACTCTCTGTGAATCTCAACGGGTTTACCGTAGGATGACGCTTTTTTTAAAAATTTCTTTTTCAAATCTGGGCTAATCCGAACAGTCAAATAAACCATTAACGTTTCACCTTTTGCTTCATTACTCATAGCGTATTTATTTATTGATTTTTTGCAAATTATAACAACGATAAATATAAAAGTCAACAAATAAACACAAATAAACACAAATAAACACAAATAAATACAAATAAATACAAATGAATAACTAAACGCTGTGTATAATTTACCGATATTGCAGCGCAAGTTCATCACTTGCAGCAATCGGGGTATGAAACCGCCATATTTCTCCTGACCTCGTTACGTTAATGAAGACGATGGGACTGGTTGCCCTAAGCAACTCCAAATTAAATAACGAAAAACAAACAATGAGAGAACAATGGCAAAGATACATAAATCAAAACTGGCGATTAGTACCACTTAAACCATTCAGCAAAGCACCCAGTGTTTACCCTGGTTGGAATAAACTGGAAAACACATTAAATAATGTAGATAACATACCGCACGAAGCAGGGGTCGGTATCGCTCACGCTTATTCGGGAACTATGGCACTCGATGTTGACAATTGGCAAGAGTCATTAAAACTGTTGGCAAATGAGGGTATCGATTTACAAGCGCTCTACAATGAACCGAGCGCTGTAATCATTGACTCAAGCAGGGCCAATCACGGCAAATTGTTATACGCCATGCCCGATGGTTTAATTTTATCGTCAAAAAAAATAACATATAAAGATTCAGAGGGTGTAAACCAAGTTGCGTATGAATTGCGATGTGCTACAACTCTGGGCTTGACAGTACAAGACGCTTTGCCGCCAACTATTCACCCAGACACAGGAAAGCCTTACAAGTGGGCAGGCGGTGGCAGTTTTGAGCAACTGCCTGAGCTGCCTGATGTTGTTTTGAGCCATTGGCAAAGCGTGCTAAATCCAGTGATTCCAATTAAACAAAATTATGAAATAACATCAGACTGGAGCGAAATTAACAAAGCGCTCGGGTGCATTTCACCCGACTTGTCAAGAGACGAATGGGTAGGCGTAGGTATGGCACTGCATGATACGGGTATAAAATCAAACAATGCTCAATACGGGTTCGATATTTTCAACAAGTGGTCTTCAGCGTCATCTAAATACAAAGGTTACAACGATGTTGCAACAGTCTGGAACTCGTTTAAATCAGAAAAAGGCATCGGTTTGGGAACTCTGTTCCACATGGCTGGACAAAACGGATACACTCAACCAACACCTGATGCACAATCGCTGTTCGGTGCTGTAAATGAAACTAACCAAGTTGAGCGACCTGATGATATATTAAATAGTTTGCGCCCACCGCCGCCAGAAATCAATTTAGAATTATGGCCGGCTGTAATCAGGCAGCGTGCTCAGGAAATATCGAGTAGCGTGGGTTGCGACCCCACTGTTCCGCTGTTCGCAGCAATGGCGGCGTGCTCAGGTGCAGCAGACGCTCAGATAAGATTAGAATTAGCACCGGGTTTTTTAGTGCCGCCTGTGCTATGGCTTATGACTATTGGTGAGCCAGCTGATAAAAAATCACCTGGCTCAAAACCACTTTTTAAAATATTAAGACATCTTGAAAAACAAGACCGTAAGCGATATGCTCAAGACGTGTTGCAGTATGAGGGAGCAGAGGCTGCTTACAACGCTGCCAAAAAAGCATTCTTACAAGCAGCAGCTTCTGAGGATATGTTGCTAGACCCTGATTATGAGCTACCAAATGTGCCAGAGTTACCCGTGCCACCGATACCACTTAAAATAACAATGAATGACATTACATCACAAAAGATGATACGTCAATGCTCAGACAGACCCCGTGGTATGTTGTGCCACATGGACGAAATGGCGGCGTGGGTTAATAAAATAACTGCTAAATTCAGCAAAGAAGACCGATCGTCTTGGACAGTGTCTTACGAATCTGATGCTTATGAAATGGACAGAGTGGGCGCAGGTTCAATTTATTGTGATAATCTAGCAGTTTCTATTTACGGCAACATACAGCCACAGGTTTTAAGAAAAAACATCAATGCTTTGGCAGAGGACGGCTTAATCGTTCGTTTTATTCCAGCGGTGTTGCGACAAGGCTTTACCAAAAAAGGACAACCTCTGCCCGAGTACTTAAGCAACAATAATCAATACGAGCAGTTAATCAGATCGATATTCTCATTACCTAAGCAAGTTTACAAGTTATCAGATGCAGGTAAGGTAGAGTTTGACGATTTCCAAAACTGGTATTACCAATCAATAGCAGATGAGAGGATTGTAAAATCAGATAACGTGTTTATGAATGCCTTTGGCAAAATTGAAGGGACTCTGGGAAGATTGATATTGCTATTTCATTTGATTGAAAATCCATACGGTGCGTTAATATCAGCAGACATCGTAAACAGAGTAGCTATTATTTGTAAATCGTTTATTGTGCCATCACATCGTTACGTATTGAGTGAAGTGGCAGGCTTAGCAAATGACACATTCGATGTTTGGATGACTGAATACATTATTCAGCACGCAGGCGAAAGCACCACGCTTACAATGAGACAAATTAAGCGTGCATCAAGGCGTAAATTAGAAAAAATAAATACTTCTCAAGCAGAGGAAATGATTAAATCATCAATGTATATGCTTACCCAATGCCACTGGGTAAGCGAAATTGAAAGCAAAGGCGCGCGCGTTGTTTGGTTAATTAACCCAGAGTTGGCAAAGATGTTTAAGCAACAACGCCAAGCAGTGATACAAGCAAAGCAAAGGCAGTTGGAAAACATAATAGCTGGCAGAGATGTTAAGAAAGGGCATAGAACAACAGTAACGGGTTTTACTAAGACTATCACACCAAATAACTTTTAAAGTCCCTCAAATCGAAAGCAGGGCGTTTGTAATCAGACAAAAAAAAACCGCCTCTAGGGCGGTTGGTTAAAATGCTTAGTTTTAAGCCACCTCTGCGGTGGTAAATATCAATTATACAGATTTTTCAATAACCTTGGCATATTCTATCAAAGTATCATGAAAATCAGGATAAAGCGTCTCAATTTGCTGCAGAACGCCAATGAGTCTCTGAGTTGCTGCTCCAGGTTGTCTTAACCCGTTTTCCCATTGAGTGTAAGTCCCTGTGTGCACGCCCAAATAATTAGCCATCTGAGCTTTGGTTAATTTTAACGACTCTCTGTATTTTTTTAAGTTCATTTGTTACCTCCTTTTTTTAAAATAAAATCAACATGAGTGCTGGTATAACTAAAATCAACAACCCTGCAACTACCTCTAAAGCGTCTTGCTTAGTGTATTTATTGTCCATTGTTATAAAAATAAAATTTATCACTGATTGCCAAAGTCTGTTCAAGATGCAATATTAAACTTGGGACATCATATCCCAAACGCGTTAAAACATCACGGATATTGGGAAAATTATCATCGAATGTTACTGTCGCAAGGTCTATATTTTCTAATGATTTCAGATCGTCAATCATTGCACGCACAGCATTCATATCACTTGTCATCAGTTTAGATTTCACTAGGGCTGCAAAGTCATCAATCTTGGTTAAGTTGGTTATGATTTCCAAAGGCGTGTATCGATCTATCTCATCATTTAAAATTGCCATGCGCTTGTTATTTTCAGATATTATATCTTTAATCATCTTGGCACTCATAAAACGCCCCCTTTTCTATATAAGTGATATAAGGCATGCCCATAATTTCAACTTTTTCGATTTCCGTACCATGCACATCCTCATCATAATCTGACTCAGGTTTACACTTAACGGCTTCATTGAAAAATTTATGAAAATCAAAAGTATTTAAATCTACCTCGTGTTCAACCAAAAAAACAAACATCTTGTCTCTGTCTTTTTGATCGAGTTCTTTGGTGTAAAAATTGTGCTCTAAAAACAAATTTAAAACATCTTGTCCATTTTCTTTTATCATAATTTATCCTCATTTTTTGTTAATATAAGACGCTGCATGTCCCGTGCAGCGTTTCGATTTTTAAAATCTCATCAGTTATACTTTTGGTTTAATTGTTACCCCAACCTCGCGTGATTTTAAAAGGACTTTCAATCCATTCGCTTATGCACATATGATCCACATAAGTACCTTTTTCAAACGCTTTTTGTTCTTTAATCCGGGATTTAAAAGCAGCCATTACCTTACGCACCGATGTTTTATTTTTAATGATTTCATTCTTTTCTAAATTCATAGTTAAACTATAAGCATTTTTATAAGCACTTCCGTAAAAATGTTCCAATTTAACTTGGATTAAATCATCTTGATTTTTGACTTCCCATCTATTGCTATAATTCTCATGTCTGCCAAGTTCTGATTTTAATAATTCTACCTCTACTGTTCTATCATTCATTATATCCCCTATTTTATTTGTTTTTTATATGTGCAAAATTTGCACATACCACCTAAATCATTTATTTTTTACTTCTTTGTGCAAACTATGTCTATCAATATAATCATGATCTATCTTATTAGTTTCTAAATCCAGTATATCCAAACCATCAGACTCTATGATTTTCCCTTTTTGATTAAAAAAAACATTCCCGATTTTTGCATTCGGATATTTGCATAGCTTTTTGTTTAAAATATTCACCTCTGCTACAAACGAAAATTCACAAAGCTCTATTCCAAGATAGTCCATGTAAAATTGCTTTCTTATAATTTTATAATTGCGATCATTGGCTTTGTTGGTGTAACTTTTCCCAATTTCAATATTCATTTCTCTTATTCCATCATCCTGTGAATTATTCATTGTTCATAACCTCTGCTATTTGATTAAAAATCTTACCGAATGAGTCGATTTGTTCACTTGTTGGTATTTGACTCGTGTATTTGTGATATACGCCGCGTTTGTGGTACATATCGGTTTCACTTCTAAAAATAATACGCGCCTTTTTTACACCTTTAACAAAAAATATATGAGGATATTTGCACCATTGGGTGATTTCACCAGATTCCAATAAATTTAAAATTACATCAGGGAATTCAGAACGCGCCGCGTTCATACCATCAATTTTTTGCTGCTCTTTCTCAATTGCATTTTTTGTGATTTCAATATCGTCATATTGGGAAAAAATAGAGTCCTGCTGGGTTTGCCATCTTTTAAGCGTTACGCCCCCGTTTCTTTTATCATTCATTGGTTGACCGTTTGCAGATTTTGCATCTGCGTGGTGGTTATCAATTTTCGACTCCAGTATTTTTTGTTTTTTTATTAGTGATTTTTTTAATACTTCTAATCTTGTTGCCATTATATTTATCCTCGTTTTTAGTTAACCACTGGCATCATTACCAGTTTTTTGATTATTAAAAATAACCACCAAAACCCTGATTTTTTTCAGGGCTTTAATTGTTATTTTAAGACTCGTGTTTTTCCAACCATTGTTGGAACTCGTTTTCAGGATTCTCGGTATCAGTTATATCCTCGTAACGGGCATTCATAACAAATTTATTATTTTTTGAAATTGATAGATATTGATCGAATTGGTTAGGGCCTTCTTTTATTTCAACCTTGTACGATTCATCATCTAAAGCATTTGTTATGTATCCGGCGTGTTTGATAAAAAAATCATTTGCTTCATTTTTCAGATAAGTAATAGCAGAATCATGTATTAAACGCGCGGCGATCTCACTATCAGAATAACCAAGATTATTAAAAATGTTGAAAGGTGTAATATGAAATGGATGATACCAATCATTAGAATCGTAAAGAGTCGTTCTTACACCATCATCTTCTAATTTTATTGACATTTGATAATCAGATTCTTCATGCACGTATATTTCTCTTTCTTCATGCATATCATAAAAATCAAATTCTTCAAGCATGCTGTGTAGATGTAATTTAATTTGTTTTTTAGTTTCTTTATTCATTTTTATACCGCCTCGTTTTTAGTTAATAATAATAAACTGATTTTTGTGTCAGTGATTATCATTATACACTTATTTAATCAGTGATACAAGTTTTATTTTAAATTTAGTTATTGGCGTCAATGGCGCCGCTTTTTATATATAAATGTTATCATGTTTTAATTTTTATGGTTTTTTTGTATCACTGATTAAAAATAATAATGCTATTTTTTTTTTTGCGCGCGCACGAGGTGCCATTGGTGCCAGCCTCTGCAAGTCAACTGTATCAAGGCTTGCAGAGCGTTCAATCATTGATTAAAAAACCCTGTTTTTAACTGGTTTTGTGTTATAAATCAATAAGTTGCGTGTTTTGGTGCCAGCTTGGTGCCATTGGTGCCAGTACTTCACTTTCAATTAATCACTGATTAAATGCTAATCTTGTAACTTGTTGATTTTACTAGCATTTTTTACTTTGCTTGTGATTCGATGGCATATTAGTATATAATTGTTTTCTAATATAGATTGATAAAATGGATGCACAGGATTAGATTCTAAGGTATATCAGTGATTAACTAAGGCTAAAGCCTGCCTATTTTAATCACTGATACAATGGACGCATATTAAACCGCACTATTTTACTGGGTTATTTTAGATGCATTGCTGCGTGGTAATTACTGACAAATGAAATCTTGAGTCTTAGGATTTTCTGAAATAGAGGCCCCGGGGCCCCACGGCGGCGCGTGAGGCTTGGACACCTACCAAGGTTGCTGAATATAAAAAATAAATCTCAATAATCATTGATACACTGAGCCTGTAAAGACGTAAACCTTTGAAAAATATAAAAATAAAAATATAAAACTTGTATAATTTAACCATTATGGCTTATGAACCCCCTATTGTAGATACAGGTTTGCCCTCGTATTTGTTGCCTGCTGATACTAAACTCCAAAGCACTAACGACCAGTTAACTAATTACTCTTGGGAAAAAACCATACTTCAATGCTTAGGGATGGGGCAAACTATGATGTCCATCGTCAAGGAGCAACTACTCAAGCCCGAGCAAGTAAAAAATCCGCGTGAAGTCAACCGCTATTACTCTAGGCTTATGACATGGGTACACAAAGACCCTACCCGAAAACAACAATATTATGACGCTCAAGAGCAAGGCACAGAGGCACTGGTTGACAAAATGATGGAGATTGCCCAAGGTGATGACTCCTTAGAGGATATTGCCCGTTCTACCCTGAGAGTAAACACCATCAAATGGGTGGTGTCTGCCCGTAATCGTAAACGCTATGGGGACACTAAACAGCTAGATGCTAATTTCACAATCGATTTAGGCAAGGCTATGATTGAAGCATCGCAGCGTCAATCTGAGTTAGTTAAAACTATCACCATATCGCCAACTGATGCCGACTAGCCCTAGCAACAAAGAACAGGAGCTGTTTACTCAACTGTTGCGGTTTAAGTATGACCCTTTGGGATATGTGTTATACGCTTTCCCTTGGGGTGCTAAGAATACACCATTGGCTAATTTCAAAGCACCCAGACGCTGGCAACTAGAAAGGTTTGCTCTTATCACCAAAGCGATAAAAAATAACCAAGATAAGATGAGTATAGGATTACCCCCAGAGGCGATATACGTAGCCATAGCAAGTGGCAGAGGACCAGGTAAATCAGCGATGTTGGCAATGCTCAATATGTGGATAGCCTCATGCTGGCTTGGCAGCACTAGCATAGTAACGGCTAATACTGAGACACAATTAAAATCAAGAACCATGGCAGAACTAGGTAAATGGCACAAGATGAGCATAAACGCCCACTGGTTTGAAAAATCAGCAATGAGCCTAAAACCGTCTAAGTGGTTTGCCAACCTGCTATCAGAGCAGTTGAAAATAGATACTCAATATTATTATGTTGAGGGGCAATCATGGTCTGAGGAGAACCCTGACGCCTTTGCAGGTGCTCATTCTCAAGTAGCGATGATGGTATCGTTCGATGAGGCATCTGGTATTCCTGATGCGATATGGAACGTTACCGAAGGGTTTTTTACAGACTTAACACCGCTCCGTCTGTGGGTAGTCATCAGCAACCCTAGGCGTAATACTGGCAGGTTCTATGAGTGTTTTCACAAGGACGCACCGTTTTGGGACAATGAGTATGTTGATAGCAGAGATGTGGAAGGACTCGACCACTCTGTTTATGACAGGATTGTTAAAAAGCACGGCGAAGACCATGACGTAACACGTGTTGAAGTAAAAGGCAGGTTTCCTAAAACCAACACTAACCAGTTCATTGGTTTGAATTTGGTAGAGGATGCTATTAGCCGTGAAGTAGCGACAGATAAATCAGCACCGTTGTTAATGGGGGTGGACGTGGCACGCTTTGGCGATGATGATTCCGTTATCAGGTTCAGACGAGGCAGAGACGCTAGATCGATACTACCTAAATCTTACAAGGGTTTAGACACCATTGAGTTAGCCGATAAAGTGATAATGATGATAGAGCGCTTTAACCCTGATGCGGTGTTTGTGGACGGCGGCGGTGTCGGTGGTGGGGTAGTTGACAGTTTAAAAGAGCGCGGTTACAGAGTAATAGAAGTCCAGTCGGGGGCGAGCGTCTCTGCTAAAAACACTGGAGTGTATTTAAATAAGCGTGCTGAGATGTGGGGCGAGATGAGGGACTGGTTGGAAAACGGCTGTATTGACAATAATGAGCAGTTATCAACTGACTTAACTGCCCCTGAGTATGAGTATCACACTAAAGGGGCGTTGAAGTTAGAATCAAAAGAGTCCATGAAAAAACGCGGATTGAAATCCCCCGACCACGGCGATGCGATAGCACTTACTTTTGCCTCTAAAGTTGCTAGGCTAGATAACAACATTAACAGACGCCGAACACTAGCGAAAAGCAAAAATGCCATAATAGACTATGACGTTTTTAACCCACGAGGGTATTAAAGTGGTTTATAATCACATCTTTTGAATAAATTATTATTATGAGTGTATTAGGTTTTGTAAGCATGATGGCAGGGAGCTCTTATGCTGGTCATAAAAAGCAAAAAGGTAGAGCAGCGGCTGAAGAAGCAAAGTGGGCGCGCGCGAGTAAAGACCCTGTATTTAAAGAACGCTTGGCTTTAGACGAGCTTTATGGTCGGTATAAAGGTGAACAGAGTCGGAACCGTATGGCGGTTGAGCGAGCCCGTAGAAGGGCCGGAGTGGTATTTAATTCTGCTGACGTTCCACAAGAAAGTTTTCATCAAGATGCTTATAAGAAACACCTTAATGAAAGCACCCGGTATTGGAGAGAAAGCACCTGGGGCGAGAGACGCAAAGGTGCAGAACCTTTTATACGCACTGACGCTAAAACACCATCGCAACAAGCAAGCGCAGATGCGGTGGATGCACGTGTCGCTTCTGCGCGTGCAGAAGGACTAGCTGAGGGCAGGAGGGGTTCTACAACACCTACTACAACACCTACTACAACACCTACTACAACACCTACTACAACACCTACTACAACACCTACTACAACACCTACTACAACACTGCCTTTTTTAGGTAGTTCTGCAATGGGGCAAGAATTAAAACAACGTGCCAGGAAAGGCAGAGGTTCAACAATGCTAACTAAAGGTCGGCGTTTGGGTGATTTATCACTGGGCATGAAAACATTGCTAGGTTCGTAATGGTAAAAGCAGAAGAGTTAGTTACTAAGTTCTCTAATATCAAAACCAACAGGGCTGTATGGGAGTCTCATTGGGAGGAGATAGCCGAAAGGATATTACCCCGACAAACTGGATTCTTAGGCAATCAAACACCCGGTGAAAAGAAAACTCAAAGAATATTTGACTCACGCCCACAAATAGCACTAGACAGGTTTGCTGCCGTTATGGACTCAATGCTTACACCGAGGCAGCAAAAGTGGCATAATTTAAAAACCACGAACTCTGCTCTTAATAAAGACCACGATGTTCAGGATTATTTTTATGAAGTGAATTCCATACTTTACTCAATGAGGTATGCCCCAAAAGCCAACTTCGCCTCACAGAATTTTGAAAGATGGGTAAGCATGGGTGCATTTGGCACAGGCACTTTGTTTGTTGATTTTGACGCTAGCGAGGGTTTGCGATACAGATGTGTTAACCTAAAGAACACTTACTTCTTGGAAAATCATCAGGGTATTGTTGACACCGTGTACAGGGAGTTTAAGTTTACAGCCCGACAAGCAGTCCAGCGTTGGGGTGATAAAATGATGCCTGAGCGCATTATGAGAACATTGGATTCCCCTACTAATAATAATCAAGAGTTTTCATTCATCCATGTAGTTATGCCAAGGCTGGATTATCAAAAGGGAAATATAGATGCATCTGGTATGCCTTGGGCGTCATTTTATATCGCCGTTGAGGATAAACAATTAGTATCACCAGTGGGCGGTTATATCTCAATGCCTTATTCTATAAGCAGGTATGTAACTGCCCCTGATGAAGTCTATGGACGCTCACCAGCGATGACCTCTTTGCCTGATATTAAGATGTTAAACGAGATGGCGAAAACTGATATTAGAGCAGTGCACAAATTGGTTGACCCACCGTTACTGTTAAACGATGATGGTATCCTTGGTGGTGCTATGAGTGTTAATTTAACGCCCGGTGGCTTAAACGTAGGTGGTATTGACAGCAGCGGTAATCAGTTGATTAAACCGCTACAAACTGGCGCTAGAGTTGATATTGCTGAAGCAAAAATGGAACAGCGCAGGCAAAGTATCGATAATGCGTTTTTGGTAACACTGTTTCAAATCTTAGTCGAGACTCCTAGAATGACGGCAACTGAGGCTTTACTACGGGCTCAAGAGAAAGGAATGTTGCTAACTCCAGTTATAGGCAGGCAGCATTCTGAGGCGCTAGGCCCTCAGATTGAGCGTGAGTTAACATTACTCCAAAGTCATCGCGTGCTACCGCCTATGCCTGATGCCTTATTAGAAGCTGGTGCAGACTATGATATTATTTACGATTCCCCTTTATCGCGTATGCAAAGAGCAGAGGAGTTGGTAGGGGTTCAGAGAACAACGGAAATATTATCACCATTTGCCCAAATTGACCCTACTATTTTCGATATATTTAACACAGATGAACTGGCGAGATTAACCGCTGAGGTATCAGGTGTGCCTATGACTATTGTGCGCAGTCCTGACGAATTAGCGAAAATCAGAGAACAACGCCAAGCAGCGCAAGACCAAGCAGCGCAAGTCGAACAAGGTGCAACAATGGCATCAACCATGAAAGACGCCGCCCACGCTAATCAATTATTAACAGCTCAATGACTATAAACCCTATAATACTAAACAGACGCTCAGCATATATCGGTGCTTTTGATAACCCTGATGGCAGAAAGGTATTAGCCGACTTAAAGCGATTTTGCAGGGCTAATACTTCGGCAGTAGATGTCGATAACGTCAATACCACAATGCTGCTTAACGGCAGGCGTGAGGTGTGGTTAAGGATAATGGCGTATCTTAATATATCGGAGGAGGAAATCTTTAATCTAACTGAGGAACCTTTTACGGTAAATGAATAAGAAATACAGAATTAAAGAAATATCAAAAGCAGGCGGTGCTAAGTTCATTGTCCAAAAACGTGTATTTGGAATATGGATTAGAATATTCACCGATATGAGTTTAAAAACATTAAGCAAGGCTGAGGAAATGTTGAAATTAGTGGAAAATAATAAAACTTATAAATACTATTATTACAAAGCCACAGGAAAACTATTACATAATGATAAAAGGAGTTAAATAATGCCAGAGACGAACAATCCCTTAATCGGTGCACAAAGTGCCGCCGACCCAACCGCCGCCAATCCAAGCGCTGGAGCAGATTGGAGTTCGGGTTTTGATGAGAGTACTAGAGAATACGTGGGTAAAAAAGGCTGGGGCTCTGCCTCTGATGTTCTAACATCGTATCAGAACTTAGAAAAACTACAAGGTGGTGCTAAAAATGTAATTGAGATGCCAGGTGTTGATGCAACTGATGAGGCTAAAAGCGCCTTTTATAATAAACTAGGCAGACCTGCAACAGTAGATGAATACAGTATGGAAATGCCCGATGGTGGCGATAGTGATTTTTTCAACTGGTTTAAAACCACGTCTCATTCACAAGGACTAAGTGATGCCCAAGCAAAAGGACTGCTCGAGGCTTATAATACAATGAGCGGTGAGCGAATGGGAAACTACCAGGTGGCTCAAGCTGAGCAATCGGAAAAAGAACTCAATGAGTTAAAGACGCAATGGGGGCAAGATTACGATAAACGCGTTGACGAGGGCAAGCGTGCAGCAGGTGTTCTAAATTATGACGAGGAAGCACTTTCAGCGCTTGAGTCTAAAATGGGCACAGCTGAAATGGTTAAATTATTCGCCGATATTGGTTCCAGGATGAGCGAGGACTCTTTCGCTAGTGCCGATCGCGGTGGTGATGGCTCATTTACCATTAACCCTGGTCAAGCAAAACAAGAAATACTAGAGTTGAAATCCAACAAAGAGTTTATGGATAAATACCTAGCTGGCGATAAAGGCGCTATGGCTAAAATGACAAGATTAAATAAGATTGCTCATGATAAGCGATAATGAGATAAGGTTAAAACTTGTAGAGACGGTTATCGCTCAAGCCTCAAGGGTTGGCTTAGAGCAACCTGAAACGGTTGTTAAAATTTGCACAACCTTAGAAAAATATGTGATAAAATCACCAAAAAAAGCAAAGGGTAAAAGTCAACCCTTAGCTAATAATAAGGACACTAAGCAAGCCTTGAAATAAGATAACATGCCATAGCCTTATTATCTAGCCCTGTTACAAACGGATAAGCTACCTCAAGAAACTGACTATTTTTTATTTAGGAGTTTATTTATGAGTTTTGAAATAACCACGGGGTTCGTGCAACAGTTCGCCCTTAATATTGAGTTATTGTTGCAACAACGCGGAAGCCGATTAAGAAATTGTGTATCCGAGCAAGCCTTTGTAGGTGAAGCTGGTTCAACCGTTGACCAAATTGGAAAAACAGAAGCGGTCGAGTGCACAACGAGACACGCTGATACACCGCTAGTAAATAGTCCTCACGACAGACGCTGGGCATATCCCAAAGATTTCGACTGGGGCGATTTAATTGATAATATTGATAGGCTTCGCATGATTACCGACCCTACTAGTGCCTACGCTATCAATGCGGCTTATGCTCTTGGGCGTTCTATGGACAGGGAAATTATTAGGGGTTTTTTCGATGACGCTAGAACAGGTAAGAACGGGGGCGTAATTGTTCCTTTCGATACCGCTAAGCAACAAGTCGCTGCCAACGACACAGGACTTACCGTAGAAAAACTAAGAGCGGCTAAGAAAATCCTTAAGCGTAATCAAGTCGATACGCGTCATGACCCGTTGTATATCGCGGTAACGGCTGAGCAATTAGATGATTTATTAGGCAGTGAAAAAACAACATCGTCCGATTACAATACCATTAAAACACTGGTTCAAGGTGAAATCGATACGTTTATGGGCTTTAAGTTTGAGCACACAGAGTTATTAACCGATGATGGTGGCGGTAACCGTGAAATCCCATGTTGGGCGAAAAGCGGTGTTACTTGCGGTATCTGGAATGATATAACAACGACTATTGACAGATTGCCGACTAAGCGTAATTCCACTCAGGTGTACACAACTGCCACATTCGGTTCTACACGCAACGAAGAAGGTAAAGTCGTTAAAATTTTATGCAAGGAGGGCTAATATCATGGCTGAATTTAAAGGTATTAATATGACTAAGATAGCGAATACGCCGTCTGAGAAAGTCAATGTAAATCAATCACACGGGCGAATAAGAGTATCTTTTGATACATTTGAAGCGTCAAGCGTGCCGATAGGTTCTACAATCACTATGGCACGTTTACCATCGGGTTCGGTGGTATATGATGCTATCATGGCTCATGATAATCTTGGTGCCTCAACCGTAGCAAGTGTAGGCGATGCTGATAATCCCAGCAGATTGCTCATGCTCGCTAATGTTTCAAGCAAAACCGTGTCATCAATGAGTTCTCAGGACTCGCTAACCGTAGATACGGTTGGCTATGAGTATGATAAGCAAACAGATGTAATCATAACCACAAGCGGTGGTACGATAAATGGTACTATCAAGTTGATTATTTATTACGTTGTTGATTAAAAACAAAAGGGGTGAAAGTCCCCTACCTAATTAAAAACAGACATGGCTAGCGATTTAGAAATTTGTAACAAGGCACTTATTAAGATAGGTAATACTCCTGTTGGAAGCCTAGAGGATAATAAGAAAGCCGCTAGATTGTGTAAAAGCTCGTGGGATTCTGTAAAAAATCAAATTCTGCGCGATCACGCATGGAACTTTGCTGTAAAAAGAGCAACGCTTGACTCAGGGACTGAGTCCACAGTCTGGGGCTTTTCGCATAAGCATACTGTGCCAAATGATATGTTGCGTTTGTTGGAAATCAGAGACTCGAGGGTTGGCGACTACCAACTAGAGGAAAAAAGCATATTGTCCAACGATAGTGTTTTAGATATTCGCTATATCCGCAAAGTGCCAGCTGAGGAAGATATAACTGATGATTTATTTATCGATGCAGCATCGGCACGCCTTGCATTTGAGATATGCGAGGCACTAACTCAGAGCGATGGTAAAAAGAAAATAGTATGGGCTGAGTATATTGATGCCTTGGCGCGTGCTAAAAAAGTAGATGGGCAAGAGAACCCACCTGTGCCGTTTTCAGAAGATAACTGGATTTCTATAAGGTATTAAACATGGCTAAAAATTATTCAATGCAGACTTCTTTTAATGGTGGTGAATTATCGCCTCAGTTAAAAGGCAGGATTGATTTTGATAAATTTAAGTCAGGTTGTGAAAAATTAGAGAACTTTATTCCTCAGATTTACGGCTCTGCTGAAAAACGCCCCGGTACACGTTTTGTCAATGAAGTTAAATATTCAGACAAAAAAACCCGATTGATACCTTTTGAGTATAGCGAAACCGACTCTTATATATTAGAGTTTGGGGATTTTTACATCAGGTTTTACAGAAATGGCGGAATTATATTAGATAACTCACAACAACATTATGAGAGACTTATGCCTTACAGTGAGGATGAGGTATTCGATTTGCAATATGTGCAGTCTGCCGATGTTATGTTTATTACACACGGCAACCATCCGCCTTACACTTTATCAAGATTAAGTCACAAACTTTGGAGATTAGCGACAATGAGTTTCGATAAACCTGTTTTTGACCCAACCTCAGGCCCTACACCTGATGATATTCCCGTTAGTTTAAAATCTACTGATTGGGTTTCAGGAAGTGCTACATTAACAAGCGATAGTAGTTTTTTTACCCCCGAACACGTGGGATTATATATTCAAAACAATATGAAAGAATATTTCCATAAATGGCAACCATCGGCAAGCTACAAAACTATCAGCGGTGAACAAATCATTGTCGAATATGAAAATAAGTATTATCGAAGCACTAACCTTACACTTACGCCCGTAACTTCGGGCGTAATCCCTCCGACTCATAAGGTATTAGGGCAAATTAAATCTGACGGGGCAGTAGCGTGGGAATACGTGGCTAATGGACAAGGATGGGCGCAAATAACAAGTGTAATTAATTCTACGGAAGCGGCAATTTACATACCTTATTATTTAGCAATCAGTGCAAGTTCTGATTTTTACGGTGAATGGCGATTCTCAAAATGGTCACACGCTACAGGCTACCCTAAATCAGTAACTCTTTATGAAGACCGATTATGGTTCGCTGGCACTGAGGGTGACCCTCAGACGGTATGGGGTTCACGCTCAGGGGATTATTATAATTTTCAACAAGGTTCGGACGATGACGATGCCGTTGAGTACACTATTAATTCTCAGGAAATAAATTCCATTGAGTGGATTGTAGGCGGCAGAGAATTAACAATCGGTACTCTTGGTGGTGAGTTCGTCATGAGCGCGAGTTCATTGGGTGAAAGCATAACGCCTACCAATGTGAAAATCATATCCTATACTAATCATGGCTGTTATCCAAAATCAGCACCCGTCAGGGTTA